TTGGGGGTGGTACTATCCAAGGTGGGCAGGTCTATGGATCTACAACCTCTGATGGCATGGACATTAAAGATAAGCCTTGCAGTATTTCAGATGTTTATGCTACAGTGTACAAAGCTTTGGGTTTAGACCCAATGTTCCAAATTAGAGATAATTTAGGGCGACCAATACCTATATCGGAAGGGAAGTCTTTAGACATATTTTGATTGATATTTTATATTCTATCAAAAAAGAAAACGAAGAAGATTTAATGTGGTCTTACCCATTAAATACATTTCGTGCTATAGATTATTTTAAAGAATATAATTATAAATTAAATTTTAATTTAATAACCAAAGAAAATCAAAACGAATGCGATATTGCTTTTGTAGACTCAAGATTTCTAACATCAGATATATTGGACACTCAAAGAAAACCATTGATTGTTTTTGATCAAACTGATTTTTCTTCTTGTTACAATGGTTATTTTGGAAACAATAGAGATTTAATTCATTCAGATTCCGTTAAATTTGTTTGTAAAAATTCTTTTTATACCAATTTAGAATTACACAACCATCAAACTTTTGAAGGAACTGTTCATGGTAAATTTTGCTTGGACTCTGCAATATTGTGTGGCGACAAGTTAAACGGAGATCATGGTGAACTTAAAAATCATAAAAAAATTAGTGATAAACATCTTTTTAAAATTAAACTTTTATCCAATTACCTTTGGTCGAATGTTGTCGAAAAAGGATTGATGCCAAATTTTAATTTAAATGACTTAAATAATATGCATCGTAGGCCGATAGATATATTATTGCTTGGATCTGGATTACATTATTGGTGTTGGCATGTTAAGTGGCATAGATCAAAAGCTGCGGATGCTATGCGTAAACTTCCAAATGAAATAATAAGATGTTTTGGTTTATCTTCACACAATGAATTTGCTAGACAAAGGGGAAAAATAAATTGGCCAAATACATCAGAGTTTTTTAATTTAGCCAAAAGCTCAAAGATAATGTTAAGTCCTTGGGGATATGGAGAATTAAGCACTAGAGATTACGAAGCAATTATTTGCGGAAACATTATAATAAAACCAAAATTACTCAATGAAACGCTAGAAATATCGACATTTCCAGAAATCTATTTAGGTAAAAACATTGTATATTGTAAACCTGATTTTTCTGACTTAGAATATAAAGTATATGAAATATTAAACAATTACGAAACATATGCTAATGAAGCGGTATTAAATGCTCATAAATTATTAGAAATATATAGTGAAAAAAATAAACCATTTATTAATTTGTTAAAAATATTTAATAAGTTTAATTAAAAAACCAATTAAAAATTTACAATTAGAAAAACATGTATCTATGATGACAGATATGAAAGATGCTGTTTCAATAATAGATCAAGTTTTTCAAGATATGGTAAAAAACAATAACAAAACATCTTGATTATAAAATTTTTTTTGATAACCTAAATTTTTAACAGGAAGAACGAACAGTATATCAATGGCATGTTGCCAGAGGTTTCTGTTCTAACTCATAGGAGGTGTGTTATGTTTAGCTTTGTTTTGGGTATTGCTTGTGCTGCGAGTGTTGAATCCATTGACATTATTAAGATTCGTGGTGGATCTTCTTGCTCAAATGGATCGTGTTCTGGTTCTGTTTTTTCAGAAGCAACTAAATATTCTAAGGTTGAAGTTGTTAAAAAACAGGAAGTTGCAACTAAATCTTGCAATCAGAAGACAGCTTGTGCCAAGAAATTAAAATTTAAGATTTTTAAAAAGTCGTGTCGTTAAAAATAAATGTAAAAGGGGGGCTTTTGCCCCCTTTTTATATTGAAACGGTATTAAAAAATGAACAAAGAATTAACAAACAGTTGGCAAGGTGGTAATAAAAAAGAAATAGATTTAAGCAATTTAAATATTGATGGTTACAAAATAGACAATAAAAGTGCAACATTTTTAGGTAAACGATATGAAAAAGTTTTTAAACCATTAACAGGACTTTCTTTATATAGTGTGCTTACAAATGAAGAAATATTAAAATCATCAGAAGTTTTAAAGGTACACATAGAAAGAATTAAAAAAAATAATTCGACCTTAAAAGATTTTGAAATTTGTGACCTTGAAAATTTTCAAACAATGTTACAAATTTATGGAAACAATGGGTTTTGCTTATATTCTTGGTGCTAATATGTATAACGCATATATTCAATATCTTAACAACAACATGAAAATTTCTCAAAAAGATGTTGGGGAAATAGAAAACTCTGAAGATATAGCTACAAAAGTTATTCAAGATATATATATGCTAGAGTATATGTATATGCCAATGGCGATTTTAGTCGTTGAAGAAGATGAAAAAGTAATATTGAAATACTCAGTAGAAAAAATTAATGAAAAATTCTTTCTTGTTTCGAGGTAAAAATGAATATTGATTCTTTTTTAGAAAGACTAGAAAAAAAAATAAAAAACAGTATTACATTTAGAAAAAAAGATGAAAAAAAATTAGGAGAAATAAATGAGGATTGATGTTTTATCAAGAATGAGTTTTAAGTCTGGAACATTAGTATTAATTCAAATTGAAGATTTGAAAAATCTAATAGATAAAAAAGGCAATAAGAAAATAGATGAGTATGAAATAATTGTAAATGTTCTTGAAAATAATGGTGAAATCGTTAGTATGGACCCATATGAAAATGTTTCTATAGGAAAAATGTATACTCTTGATGAAGACGGTGGAAATTCTACAATTTTAAGAGTTGGGCCAGTTATAAACAATTCAAAAAGAATTTTAAATATTGGTGAAAAAACAGCACAAGAATATTGCATAGATAAAAAAAATAAAGAAAACATAGATATAAATGAAATAGGGAGCTTTTTTATGAAAGAATTAGAGAATTACAAAAAGGAGATGCTTTAAGTGAAAACGGATAAAATAGTTAGCAGAATTGAAAATGGCAACAGTTTGGCAGATAAGGTTGCTAAATATTTAAACTTTAGGTTTAAGTACGAATTTGAAAAATCTTCTATTGAAGAAGATAAAAAGTTAATGATTGATTATAAGTGTAAAAAAACAAATAAAACAGCACAAATGAAGTGTCGTGAAAACAAATCTGACATTATTTATGAGGCAAAAAGATTTTACTCTAACAATGGTTCATCTTATGAAGAAGCAAATGGTAGAGATGTTCGCACTGAGGCAGCACTATATGTGTGCTTATCGGCAGACAAGCGTAAAATAATAGTTGCAGAAACAGAAGCTATTAAAAAAATAGTTCAAAAAGAAATGCAGAAATTAGAGATAACGCTTGATCAAGTCAAACAATACGAAGAAGAATGTCAGGGAAATAGAAATAAAACAAAAAAACTTTTATCAAATAAATCTAGAATTGAAATATGGTTTAAAGTTGACGAAGGAGTAGATTCAAGGCACTATAGTAAATTGCTTGTTTTTATACCTTACTCTGCTATATTTGAATCCGTAGTAATTGATTTAAAGAGTCACGAAAATATTGAAGACGAAAGGACTTGGAAAAATGGATGATCAAATTATTTTTAATCGTAGAATACCTAGTTTACTTGTTGTTGACAACTTTTATAAAGATCCAGACTGGATAGTTGAAAAAACAAAAGATTTTGATTTTAAAGAAGAAAACAAGTTCTACAAAGGAAAAAGAACAACAGGGTGTTTGTTTCCTTATGTAAAAGAAGAATTTGAAAAGCTGTTACAAGTAGAGATAGTAGATTGGTTAAATCAGCCAATGAATGGTGTTTTTCAAACGACATCTGGAAATGACCCATTAGTATGGCATAGCGATTCACAAGATTATGCAGCAGCAGTATACTTAACCAAAGATGGTCCAACAAATTCTGGAACATCATTTTGGAAAGATAAGAAATACGGCTGTAGAAGACCACCAAGCCACCCATTGGAAAACAGAGAAGGAATAAGCGAATCAGATATATATACAGAGCATAGCTTATTAAACGAAGACAGTTGGGAGTTGGTAGATAGAGTTGGATCTGTGTATAATAGGCTAGTTCTTTGGGATGGTAAAATGATTCATTCTGCTAGTATGTATGGTGAATTTCCTAGATTAGTTCAACTATTCTTTTTTAATGTGAAAAAATAATGCCATACTTTTCTATCGTTACGCCAACAAACAATGCCCAGTTCCTTGCTAGACTTTCTCGCTCTATAGCAAGGCAAACATTTAAAGATTTTGAATGGGTAATTGTTCCTAATGGAAATGCCAACATTGATGTTGAGTCTTTGGCTTTTAAACCAAGGATTGTGGAATCAAAAAAACCTGATTCAAAATTAATTGGACTCTTCAAAAAAGAAGGGTGCATGGCATCAAATGGAAGCGTAGTGGTTGAAGTTGATCATGATGATGAACTAACAGAAGATTGTTTGCAGGAACTGTACGATACATTTAATTCAGATCAAACAATTGATTTTGCATATTCAAATTGTGCAGAAATAGACCCTGATGGAAAGCCATTTGTTTACTCTGATTATTATGGTTGGAGGAATAGACCATTTAAATATCATGGTAAAGATCTTCTAGAACTAATATCATTTGATTCAACTCCAGCATCGTTCTCTAAAATTTGGTTTGCTCCAAATCATGTTCGTGCTTGGAAAAAATCATTTTATGAAAAAATTGGTGGTCATGATGAAACAATGGAGGTTTTAGATGATCACGACATTCTTTGTAAAACATACATACAAGGGAATGTTAAACATATAGATAAGTGCTTGTACATTTACTATAAACACAAGAACAATACATGTTATGGTGAAAAGAATGCTTTCATTCAAGAAGAGACATTAAATATTCATGATAGATATATTTATGCATTAGCTGAGAAATGGTGTGATCTTAATGGTTTGCTTAAGATAGACCTTTGTGGTGGTTTTAATTCTCCAAAGGGGTACAAGTCGGTAGACATGCAGAATGCAGAAATTATACACGATTTAAACGATCCTTGGCCTTTTAAAGATGGCGAAGTAGGATTGATAAGGGCACATGATGCACTTGAGCATTTGAAAGACCCAATTCATGTCATGAAAGAAGCTTATAGGTGTCTTTGTCCAATGGGTTGGTTTTTAACTCAGACTCCATCCACAGATGGTAGAGGTGCATTTCAAGACCCAACACATATTGCTTTTTGGAATAGTAATAGTTTTTGGTATTACACTAAAAATGATCAAGCTAAATACATTGGCTCACCAGTGAGATTTCAAGGAAACAGGATTAAAAATTTTTATCCAACTGAGTGGCATAAAACGCATAATATACTTTATGTAAAAGCTGACCTCATAAGACTTCCAAACAAAGATTTAAATATAAGAGTCCCAGGAGAAGTTTTAATATGAATTACTCATATCATATTGATGATTGTATAAAAAAAACACTAAATGGTCATTCTAAGCTTAATGAAAAAGCAATAACAATGGATGGTATGTCTAATTTTAATGTAAGAAATCTTTTAAATCTTTTGTTAGAAATACCAAATGCAAAATACTTAGAAATTGGAGTGTGGAAAGGTTCTACATTTTACTCTGCATTACATAAAAACAATCCTTCTTACGCATTAGCAATAGATAACTGGAGTCAATTTAACGGCTCTACAGAACATTTTTTAAAAACTATGGCTGATTTAGAATGCGAATATAATTTTTTAGACAAAGAAAGTTTTACTGTCGATGTTAACAACGAAATAAAACAAAAAATAAATGTTTATTTTTATGATGGTGATCATTCAAAAGAATCGCAGTCATTAGCTATTACTCATTATTTAGATGCTATGGAAGACGAATTTATTTATATTTGCGATGATTGGAATTTTGGTAGTGCTTCTGAAGGAACCCTAGAAGCAATAGAGAAAGTTAATCTTTCAATAGAAAAATCATGGGTTTTAAAAGCTGATTATAATGGAGATATAAAAAATTGGTGGAATGGCTTATGGGTAGCCCATCTAAAAAAGAATAAAAAATGATACGCAAGCGTGGAATTAAAAAATGGAGAAAGCAATATGATACACAATGTATTCATTGGAACTGGTGAATTAATTGACAAAATAACAATTTTAAAAATAAAATGCTCAGTAATAAACAATGAAAACAATATTAATCAATTAGAAAGCCTTTTAAATGTTTATAATCAAATACCAGAAAATTTAAGAATTAAGATTATTGAATTTGAAGAAGAATTATTTTATATAAATAAAGTAATATGGAAATATGAAAATATAGTAAGATCAAAAGTTAATGATGAAGAAATTTTAAAAGCTGCAAAATCTATATTTGAATACAATGATAAAAGAAACAAATTAAAAAAGTTGATAGATCAAGAAACGGTCAGCGGTTTATTTGATGAAAAAATGCATCAGATAGATTGATTTTTCCAATCTGCTTCAAAATTATCGTAAATCTTTTGTCTAAAATCAACATGTTTTGTAGCAGGATAAGATGCAGATAAATGAAAGCCAAAAGATTCATCGTTTGTTTTAGACCATTGCTCTTCAACTGAAAATTTACATGCAGTATCAATATCTGCGTATTTAAAACCAAGTTTTATCATTTTTTCATAAATTGTACAGCATAAAAAAACATCTTCAGCATGATCACAATATGAATCACCAATAATTTCTAATGCCTTATCCATAAATGCTTTTGACCTTAAACAAAACCCACCGTTACCAACTTGATTTTTTCCTTTTGGAGAATTGGGCCATGTAGCACCAATGTAGTCGTACTTTAAAAAATCATCTGTCCATTTTTCTGGTTTATAAATTAAACTATCATGTTGAACAATTAAAGCAAATTTTGTTTCTATATGTTTTGGAAATTCTTTAATCATAAAATTAGTATATTCGTTGTTAGATGATATTTTGTTTATTTTAATATAATCAACACCGTATTCTTTTAGCTTATAATGTTTTATGTCTGAAAAATAGATTGCTTTATTAAAAATAATTCCACAGTTTAAAAAAGAATGAATTATTGATTTTGCAGCATTATGATAATTTTTGCAATCAACTACGCAAATTGTTATGTCATTTAAAATATTAAAATTAAACCTCCAATATTTTTGAAATAAAATTTTCCCAATTGTAGCACATTTTTTCAGAAGTATAATGGTTTAAAACAATTTTTTTTGCATTTTTAACACGGATAGAATTTTTTTTACCATAAGCTTCCTTTATTTTGTTCGCTAATTCTTTTGGTTTGCAATCAACTGAAACAGTCCAACTTAAATTTCCATGCTTCTCTTTAATTTCTTTGTATGTTGCATATTCTGATGAAACAGTTGGTAAACCGAAACACCATGCTTCAAGCAATGTTAATGGCATACCTTCATGCAAGGATGGTATTGCTAGAACATCAGCAGCATTAAGATAATCACCAACATTAAATTTGGGGGGAACAAATATTATTCTATCGGAAGAAAAGCAAGATAGCTCATTATATAAATCTCCTATTGAAACCATCACAATACAATAATCATCTGGAAGATATTTTAAAGATTCAATTAATTTTTGAGGGTTTTTTACTTTGCTAAGTCTAGATAAAAATAAAACAACCTTTTTATTTTTTTTAATTTTCCATATCTTACGCTGTTTTTCACGACTAATAATTGGATTAAGTCTAGATGTTTCTATTCCATTATAAATTACTGTGACATCTTTTTTTCTATTTTCTGGAAATGATAAAGAAGCATTTTTTGATACACCAACTAAATGTGAAGCTTTAATACTGGATAATTTTAATAGCTCTACTTGATTATTCCAACTTGGATCATTATGACTAACATCAATAACAGGACCAGTAAAAAATTCAGTCATTTGAGGTAAATTTGAACAACCCCAACTTATAATTATATCAATATCAGAAATATAGTTTTTTATAGCATCATTTGGGTTTTTTATTTTCCAATCATTTACTATAACTTCAGTATGTTTTTCAGCCTCTAAAAGAAGGTCTTGATCAAAATGACCTAAGCTAATAAATATTCTTTTTGGATTAAAAATTTTAAAGCTTTTAACCAAAGAAAGAATCCATCTTTCAGCACCCCCCATAGTAAAACCTGGAGTTATAAACATAATGTTTTTTTTAATATTTGCTCCAATCGATTAAATAATTTGACAGATATACGAATAATAGTATATTACAATTTTAAAGGAGTTAAGCAAGATGAAAGCTATAATAAAAGATTTTGTTGGAAATTATTTTTGCAGAGAACCAGAGGTTGGATTAACAAAAGTAAAAGGTAATGCTTATATTTTTGATTGTTATAATGAAGAACATTCAAAATTAATATTGGAAAAAACAAAAATGTTTATATCTAACAACGATTTAATCTTAGAGTTTGTTGAAATGACAGAAATAAACTTAAGTTTTTAAAGGAAAAAATGAATATATTTGCATTAGATAAAAATCCAAAACAAGCTGCTGAATGGCATATGGATAAACACATTGTTAAAATGCCTTTAGAAACAGCACAAATATTATGCACTATTCTTAATGGGCATGGTGTTATGACACCATATAAATCAACACATGTCAATCATCCTTGCACAATATGGGCAGGAAAAAGCATGGGTAATTTTATTTGGCTGTGTGAATTAGGAATACATCTTTGCGATGAATATTCGTATAGATACGAAAAAGAACATGCATGTAAAAAAATTATAATTGAATGTTTAACATTCTCATGTAAGATACCAAATCTTGAAATGACAGAATTTGTCCAAGCTATGCCAGAAGAAATAAAATCAAAAGACCCAATAGAATCATATAAGTTGTATTATATAAAATTTAAATCGCATATGGCGAAATGGAAAAAAAGAGAAATACCAAATTGGTACAATGTAATACTATGAAAATTAAAAAAAACAGACAAAAAAAAGCTAGAAGAATAATGATATTGGCATCTATTAGAATGTCAAAAAGCATTGGTGTAAAATTCAACAGGATTTGTATGGAAGAAATACGAGATGTTTACATGGATATGTTTGGTGTAGATAGTTTAACTAGAAGGTTTGATATAGCAAGTATTGTTGCTTGATTATTTCTGTGGTGTCTTTGTTTTAATTCCAGATTTTTTATATTCATTTCTCATAGATTGTTTGTCATCTATAGCAAATAGTATTTTTTCTTTAATGCTCTGTGCATGTTTAATTTTTGATTCGTTCTGTTCTTTTGGGCTATCCCCCAAACCATTCATCATAAGTTTATTGTATTTAACTCCAGCTTTCTTAAGTGCTTCTGCGGTGTCTTTCCTATCCTTTTCTGGTCTGCCAGTTATAATGTATATTTTGTTTTCTTTTGACAACTCATTAACATAATCAATAACTTTTTTAATTGGGTATATCCCATTACGCAAAATAGTGTTGTCTATATCGACAATTACTACGCTTGCATTGGAAAAATAATCATGTATTTGTTTTGTGATACTTAAATTTTTCATATTGGCCTCGTTATTTAACAGTACACCAAAAAAAGTCTTTTAGGGCGATAGGTGTATCTTATATTGAAGGAGCAACAAAAATGAAAAAAATATTATTGGTTGGTTCAGATGGTTATATAGGCTCACGATTTTTCTATGAAAACAAAGAAAGATACAATATAAGTTGTATTGACATTGGTATTTTTCATAGTCGTGAAACAACACTAAAGATTAATTATAATTTACTCGAAAGCAAGTTCATAAATTCCCATGATTGTATTGTTTTTTTAGCTGGTCATAGCAGCGTTGGAATGTGTGAAGGAGAACTTTTGCCTGTTTTAAAAAACAACTTCAATGATTTTATACAATTTTCAGAAAAAATTGAGAACAAAAAGAAGTTTATATTCATAAGTAGTGCCTCTGTTTATGGAAAATCTGGAAACATAGAGGTTGATGAATCTTATCCTTTAATAAAACCAATAAACAACTACGATTTTTCTAAACAAGTTCTTGAAATGTATTCATGTCTTATTAAATCAAAATGGTATTCTTTAAGACTTGGAACGGTTAATGGATGGTCACCAAATCTTAGAACGGACACAATGATAAATAGCATGAATAAAAATATTTTAGAAAAAGGCTTTATTCAAATATCAAATCCTAATATGAATCGAGCAATTCTTTCAATAAAAGAACTATGCGAGTGCATATCTACAATAATAGAATCGGAATCTAAAGACTTTGGTGTTTATAATTTAGCTTCATTTAATTCTACCCCAATAAATATAGCTAAAAAAATACAAGAAATGACAAATTGTAAGATAATAGAAAGTGAAGGAAGTGGTTATTCTTATGATTTTAAGATAAATTGCAATAAATTTAAAAAAGATTTTAATTTTACATTTAAAGATAGCATTAAAGAAATAGTTGATGACTTAAATAAAAATGCACCTATTACTACAGCATGTGGAGGTAGAAGTGAATACCTTGGTTACATTTAAAAAAAATTGTAGATGCTGCAAGAGTGCCAATTTGTCTATGGTCCTTGATCTGCGACAACAACCTCTAGCAAACTCTTATTGTGATAAAAAAACAGAATTAGAAGAATTCCCATTGCAGCTAATGCTTTGTAAAAACTGCTATCATATGCAGTTAAGCGTTGTCGTTGCTCCAGATCTTTTGTTTAAAAATTATCTTTATGTAAGTGGAACATCAAAAACATTGCATGATTATTTTAAGGTTTTTTCTAAGTTTTCAATAAATAGATATTTAAAACTCAATGATGAATTTCCAAAAAATATTATTGATATAGCTTGTAATGATGGGAGTCAATTAAACAAATTTAAAGACGATGGATTAGAAACATTTGGTGTTGATCCTGCACAAAATCTTTTTTCTCTTTCTTCTGCAAACCACAATGTTTTTTGTGGATATTTTCAAAACTTTGAATCTGATTTAAAGTTTGACATACTTGTAGCACAGAATGTGTTTGCTCATGTTGATGATATAGATTTATTTTTAGAAAAAGCAAAATCAATGATGCATGAGAAATCAATTTTGATGATTCAAACATCTCAATCTGATATGATTAAAAACAATGAATTTGACACAATTTATCACGAACATCTTTCTTTTTTTAATTCATATTCAATGAAAGTTGCATTAGAAAGAAATGGGCTTGAATTAAACAATGTTCACAAAATGGACATACATGGAACATCATATTTATTTGAGATAAATAAAAATAAAAAAGATGGAAATTTTTCAGATGTGTTGTCCAATGAAATAAAAGAAGGATATTTTATAGAAGAGACATATATAAATTACGCAAAGAGAAGCGTTGATTGTGTGAATTTTTTGAAGGAAAAACTTTACGATCATAAAAAAAACGGATATTTGATTGTTGGGTATGGGGCAGCAGCTAAAGGAAATACATTGTTAAATTTTGGAAAAATAGAAATGGATTTTATATTAGATGATAATAAATTAAAACACAAAAAGTTTACTCCGGGAATGAACATACAAATAGAATCTCCAGAAAAATTAAATAATATTGAAGAAAAACAAAAAATATGTTTTGTTCCATTGGCTTGGAATTTTTACGATGAAATAAAAACTAAAATTAAACTTTTGCGACCAAACAACAAAGATAAAATAATAAAGTTTTTTCCAAAAACAATAGAAGAATTCTTATGAAGAAAACAATAATATCTCATTTTTACAATGAAGAATATTTGTTGCCTTGGTGGTTAGATCATCATAAAAAATTTTTTGATCACGGAATTATGATTGATTATCATTCAACAGATAGTTCTAAAAAAATAATTCAAGATATTTGTCCTAATTGGGAAATTGTAGAAACAAAAAATGAATATTTTGATAGTGCTGTTATAGACAGAGAGGTTGAACACTATGAAAAAAAAATAGATGGTTGGAGAATATGTTTAAATACTACAGAATTTTTAGTTGGGGATTATTCTATATTAGATAAATCTGAAAAAAATCAATTGTTCTTAAGTAATTTAGTTTTTGTAGAAAATAAAATCGCTAATTTAAATAAAAAAATTCCTCTTTTTT